GGCGAAAGCTGTAAAATCAATTCCTATCTTCTCTTTAACATAATCAACGTGTTCACTTCGTATAAGTATCCCAAACTCAAAATCTTTGCATTTCTGTGACTTAATAGCAGGTATAAATGTTTTTAATGCAACATCAATATACTTGTCCATTAATTTCTTGTTATCAAACCAGAGCCGTGTTATTAAGATGTGCTTCATAGTATCTTTGAGAATAATGTATTATACTTTTTATAATTATCAGGTGTTAATATGTTGTTAAACTCTTGAGCTTTCTTGTGTGCAGCATACCAGTGATAACCAATCGTTTCTTTAGGTAAATCACCTACGTTGCCGGGATCAGTAAAAGCTTTTACTATATGTTTACTGTCATAAGGGTAAACGGTATTCATTGGGATATTGTAAAACCTTAATTCAGGATATTTTTTAGCAGCTTCTTTTAATACATCCTTTTGTTGACATTTATAAAGACTATAAACAGCAATCACCCCGGCCATTTGATAATGAAGATAATCATAAGGTTTTGGTATGTTGTTAATTATATCCTGGTAGAAATCATTCTTTCCTGAAGAAGCCAATAGGCCAATAGATAAATAATCCGTCTGACAAATAGCAGTATCATAATCTTTTATCTTATTATAGAAATCATCCATCGGTTTGAAATACAGAATATCCATATCAGAATAAATACCCCCCTCAGTAGCCAATACGTGCCATTTAAGGAAGTTGCTCGTGTGTGATGGCGTAAGGTTCTCGTCACACTCGAAGGGAACCATATTAATATTCAAATCAATCAACAACCGTCTGTAGTCTTTACCTTCGTAACAAAAAAAGTCCTGGTAGTTCTTTGTTTTCCAGATCTTATAGTTAATCCTTGGTGATGAAGTGTATAATGTCATATCCCAGTCTGGATTATGCTTGCGGAATGAAGCAAGAGTCATATATCGCATCCAAGACATTTTATTATTGCCCCAATAGAAAAATATACGTTTAGGCACTGACATTATATTTTTTCTTTAGTATTTCATGAATAACCTTAACATTCGCAATAATAGCTTTATACTCTCTGTTAGTACAGGAGCCTTTATGCTTTCTTTTAAAAGTAAGTTTCTCCGGTACTCTCTTAAATTCAATACCCTCCATAACGGCTTCTATCATCCAACGATAATCTTCACTGTAGTTCTCCTCTTCAGGAAAACATAAATCCATGTCCCGGAATATGTACATCGGGATAAAGATACCAGTAAACCCGATAACACTTTTTTCCCATATTGTTTTTTTAAGTTCTTCTTTTGTAAATTCAGGTCTTTTCTTTGAAGCATAAACCTTACTATTCCCATCAACAACAAAATTATCATTATACAATACTGCTTTGGGATATTTTGCAGCAAACTCCAGTTTCTTTGTAAGGAAATCAGGATGGAAATAATCATCAGCCGGACACCATGTCCAGAAATCACCTTTAGCCAGTCGGATAGATTCATTCATAGAAAATACCTTGTTTGGCTTTGGCCCTATTGATATTACCTTAACTCTTGGATCATACTCATATTCCTTCATCATTTTCAAAGTGCCGTCTGTTGATCCGTAATCAACTAAATGATATTCAAAGTTCTTATATCTCTGCCCAATGACACTCCTGATGGCTTGCCTCAAATGGTGCGAGTAATTAAAAGACGAAGTAAATACCGTTACTTTTATATCTCTAGCCATGAGTCCGATATGTTTAATAAATCATTGTAACTCTTACTGACAGCACCAATATTTTTAGCTTTACGCTCTTCGTTAATAGCAGCTATAACATCATTGCCTTTTCTCCATTTGATCGTATAAGGCAATCCACCGTTCGATATTGTCCTACGTCCCATTAATCCCATCTCGATAATAGAATTAGAAAGTCCATCGTGCTCTAAAAGTCTTATACCGATAAAACACTTACGATAAATAGCAAGTAAATCATCCCGGTTATATTGTCTGTAATTAGCATAGATTATTTTATAAGGAATTATCGTTTCAATCCTTTTTAACAAATCCACTTTATATTTCCTTACCATGCCAGGCGACTTATTCCCGATATAAGCATATACGTTGCGGCCTAATGGCTGCGGTTCAATATCGGCCTTTGTCGGGCTTATGGCTAATCGAATGCTTCTGATACCAAACTTCTTAAGGCTGTTATGTATGTCTTCACTTTTAGCATATTGAATAGAAGGACGGGACTTGATTATATCCGCTCTTTGCTTATTCAGTATCTTAGCATCAGTACCACACCACACAACAACAGATCTGACAGTTAAATATAAATCGAAGTCTTCCTGCTTGTACATACCGTACAAGACAACAGGCCGTCCGGGATCAGTAAACTCTTTAAGGTTATACTTATCCTGTAGCTTGTCTTTGAAAAACTTTACGCTATCACTTATTTTTAACTGCTCAATTCTCATCTGTTCAGTAGTTCTTTCTGTGCCAATGCCTTAGCTGATTTCCTTTCGTCATTATGTAGGATAAAATCAAGCTCTTCGTAACTCATATCGGAAATAGCCAACCTTAGTTTGCTGATAGGCAATACTACTATCTCCTTCGGAGGAGGTATTTCTTCTTTTGTCTCCGGAACAAACTTCTCTTCCTTAGTCGTAATAACCTTTTTCTCTTCCTTCACATTCGGAACGGCTACGGCCTTACCATGTTCAATAAGCTTATTAGCGAAATGTCCCGACAAGCGGTAAACATTACCGATAATATAACTCTGTACTGGTTTTAAAATCTTTATTCTCTTTTTCATAATAATTAAATTAAAGGGTGGTGATCCGAAAATAAGCACGATTACTCTTACTTAACTTAGCAATCACCGCCCTTAGTTATAACATCAACTTGATGGTCCTGTGGAAACAATACATATTCCGCTTGCCAAAACAACGGCATAACCAACTCTCTTATGTACACGTACAGCAATCATATCCTGCTCTGCAAGATTGATAAGATTTCCACCGCTATCTGTGACGGTAGCCTGATCGAGCAACTTAACCCTTAATCCTTTTTTATCCCCATAGACACAAGTCTTTTTGAGGTTACCAAAGATTATAAAAGGCTCATCAGCTTCAGCGGTCAGGCTATTATCCCCAACATCAACAGCATCAGCTGTGTTGTAAATGTCACCAAGTGACGGCATGGCTTCTGTAAGAACTACAGGAAAGCCCCATATTGTACTTGGAGTCCCCTGTCCAGGTGTTTGTGAAAGGAATAAACCTCTCGAATCGTTCTCGGTAACACTATCACTCCTGCGGCTACATATAGCAGCCCAGACAGTACGGTGCATATAAAACTTAGCACCAGGATTCGCACCCTTCGGAATCGAATTAGGCACATTAAGCAATGATTCGATTGCCATATTCAGAGGGCCAATAGCAGCACTAAGATTATAGGCTACTGTCCCGGCAGTGGTTAAAATACCTGTAAACGGCGCACCGGTACCAGCAAAGAACTGATCATCTTCCTCGGCAGCGATAGCTTCGCCAATCAACTGACCGACCCAAGAAACAAAGTTAAAAGCAGAATCTTCCACAATGTCCTCAGTCAAAATACAGATAGCAGCGCACGTTTCCAGTGTTTGTGTTACCTGATCAGTAGTAGGCTTGGTTTTCCCTTTAATCTCAGCCTCATCAATCCATGTTACAGCAACATTCGTAAGCTGATAATTCAACTTGCGAGTATTCCCAGCACCATTAAACGGCATATAGCCAAACTCACGTCTTGCTACACCACCATCAATAGCATACCGATATATCTCAGCAGTAAACAATTCCGGCACAAGGTAACCGCCTTGGGTGTAATCTTCTGCAAGATCACCTGCATCACTTCCTGTAGCCGGGCCTAAGTGCATAATAGGTGTTAATGTTTTCAGCTCTGTAGAAGCTTCGACCATTTTGGCCTTGTCTTTTTTCAGGAAACTCCTGATCCAAGCATTGTTAAGACTCAGCTCTTTAGCTTCATTCTGCTCTTTAGACATCCCTGCTGGACTTCCACCAAACTCAGCCATTTTAATAAAAACAGCATCAAGCTGCTCCTGCATCTTTTCATAATTGAAGTCTGCCTTTAGAGCTTTCATCTGTACATCAAGATCGGCCTTGATAGTTTCGATATCCTCTTTTTTTGAAGTTTGCTCTTTAGCTTTCTCCATAGCTTCATCAATAGTCTGAAGAAACTTTAACTGCTCATCACTAAAACCATGATCTTTAGGTAAAGTGATATTTTTAAATTCATACATAATTTTTAATTTTTAAGTTATATTTCCAAATCCCGAATATATCGAAGTGGGTTGGCCCCCGGCCCCTTTCGGGGTGGGTAGTTGCTCCGGCTTGTCGAATAGTCGTATCATTTCTTTTATTTGTGTTAACTGAACCTCAAGTAGCTCAAATGTCTCATCACTATACCTTCCGTTAGAAAACGACTTAATGAGTATATCAAGACGTTTTGTCCAAAAATTACGGTCTGCTAGTGACTTCATAACAGGAGTGTTCATATTAGCACCCCATTTGTCAAGTGACGTTACCTCCCATAGTATCGCTTCTTTTATACGTCTTACCTCTTGATTGCCATTTGGCTCCACTCCATCGCTGACAGTTTCAAAACCATGTGAGTGCTCTGTTATCAATCCATCTTCATACATAAGCAGAGTATCACGACCTACGGTATGCCGTCCAAGTTTAGATATAAACCAGCCTCCTTTTTCATCTGATCCAAACTCCTGAACTACTCCGGCACCCTCCCAGTGATTGAATAAATGCTTTATTCGTGGAAGTGCAGACTTTGGCCCTCGCTCCACAATACTCTTATCATAAGCATCATTTGAAATAATGTCGTTATCACTATCAATCGTTTGAGAATTAAAATAGTAAGCCTGAACAGTCCTATCCTTCAGGTTTAAGTCTTTTATCTCGGTACACGGCGCACCATATTTAAAATTTTTCATATCACTGAATTTCTTAATTTTACACATTCATTCTCAACATATCTATTCCAAGACTCTACTTGCTTTGATGTAGAATGAGGAGGCGGCGGAGTATTTTTCCATCTAGTTGGAAGTCCGACAGGACTCTTACATCTAGGGCATCCTTTTGTATAAATACAATATTCATCTTCATAAAGCATTAGGACTGCTTTTCTGTGACCTAAAAAGAAACAAATTATCTTTTTCATATCCCTGTATTTTCAATAAACACATATTCATGCCTTTTAAAACAATAAAATCCAATACCCCTTTTACCCTTAATTCTATTAATCTGTTTAATAGTTTTAGAATCAGTAGAGCATTGCCTAACTTTATTAGGGTATAACCTGTCTGTGCTAACAAATAATTCATTCATATCAATTAGTATATTACTACATTTAATCTTTCATTTTTTGGAACATGAGGTATTTTATTTGAAGCCTTCTTTTGTTTCTTCATTAGCTTATCCCAATGTTTAGATTTCTTCTTTAGCTTTTTGTTATCTAAAGGGATCTGTATTAAAACAATGCTACATATTTTTTCATTACCCAACATTAATGATGTTGGTTTTTCAGGTCTTTTGTGAGTTAAATTTTTCATATCAATATATTTCTGGTTCAACTATAACCTCATATCCACAAGTACAATTAATTATATCACTAGCATCACCACAAGCAGGATCACCAGGAAATTCCATCCTATTACCTTTTGGAGTGACAAAATCATCATGATAATTAACTCTCTCCCCATCCATGTCTAAATGGTCAGGTCTGGCAGTTGGCCTAAAGGATGATATCCAAACCTTTTTCTTATTACCTACCAATTCGTCTGCTCCGATAAGAACACCTTTATTCGAGGCTGCCACTACTTCGGTACGTGCTATCCTCATTGCTTTCCACTTATCAATACTACCCTGATCCTTTACAATCTTACGTGCTATCTTATCCATACCCCAGCCGTTTTCTATTCCAACATCAACGGCCTTGCGTGCGACATTCTCAATATCTTTATAGCTGGTACTGATGACTTGTGATATTTTAGTAGCTGTATTGACCTCCACATAGTCTTTCATTATTGACAGCCAGACATCTTCGGTATTATCTTTTAACTCTAATCGTTTGCTAGCTCCCTTCTGCATGTCCCTGGCAAAATGGATTCCGGTACGTACATGGAAGCGCAAATAAGCTGACTTCACTATGTCGCTATCAAAGCTGAATTTCCTTACGGCCTCGGTTATCTGTTCCGGTGTATTCCAATCCTGTATCACTATCTTTAACTGTTTTTTAATCTCATTATACATTCCTTTAAAAAGCCTGTCTCCCATGCGTATATAGGGCAATCGTTTCTTATTTATCTCGTCCCAGGTCATTTAGGTTTTTAATTATTTGCGCATCTTTTCTAAATTCTCATCAATCTCCTCAAAGCCTGAATCCATACCGTAACCTAATGGCACTTTGCTCATATCAGTTAACAATATATCAGCAAGCGGATCTTTATATTCCTCGTATTGCGTTGCTGTACGCTTCTCGTTAATAGTAATCCAGTCCATGGTCCCCAATGTCTTGCTGAGTTTCTCAATGTCATCCTGAAGCTCTGTGATAGACATAATGTCGTAATCAATAAACCATTCCGGCCCAAAAGCTCTTTGAACCATTACATTTAGATTATCCCTCAACGAATCCATGTCAGGCATAACACTCATTGTCATCA